CTAATTCTTTTTTGAATTAGAGTATCATGGACATGGTTGCGAGGAGTGTATATATTTGTCTCAGTGGGTCTAAATCTAGATCGGGTCATCCGACTAGACTGGGCTAAACAAACGGGCTGCCTAACCAGGTGGCCCTTTCTTTTGAGGCGAAGGTTTACGTCTTGGAGGTTAAGCCTTATAGTTTCCTAGCGGGTACGTTCGCCCGTTCGTTAACAGGAGCCTCCACATGGCCATGCATCACACCACGCCTCTTACCGCCCTGGCGATTGCTGCTCGCCTCGTCCGTGCCAACATCCCGTTCACCATCAACGTCCAGTCGCTGACCCGCGCTGATATCGAATGCAAATTCGAAGAGGTCCTGGGTGAAGCTGTCATGCAGCAATGCCGCGAAGACAATCGTCGGGTCTCGGTTGATAGCGAGGAGTGGTACGCCGCTACTCCGGATGGTGATAGCGCCCTGGTAACTCGGGTGAAAGCCCTGTGCAATCACCCAAGCATGTCTTTTCATCAGGTAGCACTTCTCGATGGTGCAATTTCCGAGGCCGCACGCTTGCCTCTTTGTGATGATGGTCATTGCGACCATGCAGCGACCTCGCATGTATGCGTAAGCCTGAACGACTGGGAAGACGCCACGCACCAGGTCACCTTCGATAACGGGGCAAACTGGACTAACGTCAAACTCAAGTACGGCTATTACCTGGCGTGCTCTGACGGCAAACGTTCCTGGCGCGCTGACAGCATCGATGCAGCCAACGTGGTCAAGCGTCCGGAGGCCAAATGAAAAAGTGCATCGGCGGGCATGCGGAGGACGTTCAATGCGTCCACTGCACAATGGACCCTGTGCGCACGGGTAACGGCGTACCGCGTAACGCCCTGGGCTGGCCCCTGCTGACCCCGGACGAAATGACCGACGACCAGCTACGCCGCGAGGCTAATCGCTGGCGTGCGTCGGCCGGGGAAACCGGTCATGGTACGGTCAGTCATGGCGAGTGGATCAAATACGCAGGTGCATACGCACGACGCGGCCTGGCTACGTCCCACCAAATACGCAACTACGAAGAGCTCCAGTGTTGCCATCTGTGGATGGGGTGGACCGATATCGAGGTATGCGAACTGTGCGAAGAGACCCGGGTTATTCCCCCGGATCCTGAAGTCTCGAAGCGCTCCTGGCTCGATGCGATTAAGTGGTGGAAATCTTGAAGGCGACCATGGTAGGTCGTCAAGAAGGTCTATAGAATGGACTCATACACAACGACCTGGAGCTACCGTCATGCAACTGATCCTGAACTCTCACGGCAAACGCGCACGAATCCACACCGTGCGCATTCAGGCGACTGACCTGGTAGCTAACTGCAACGGTCAGCGCAACACGGGCGACCTGAGCGTATTCCTGACGGCTGACGCAATCGAGCGTCTGACCGGCATCCTGACCGATGCCTCGATCAAGCCTACCTCGATCCAGGTTTCTCCGGTTCACCTGCTGGTTCGGGTTAACTACTAACGGGAGTTATACCATGGACCACGTACTCAGCAACGGTTTCACCGCCAAGGCAAACGGCAAAGGTTTCGACCTGTACAAGAACGGTATCTTCATCTGCTACGCGATCCGGCTGAAGGTTGCGAAGGAATACGCCAAGCAGCATAAATAATCTTCAAGAAATATCGCCTACCTCCATGGTAGGCTTCTTGTTTGGTTGGTAGAATAAGACCATACCAACCGGAGATACCGACATGCTTACTACCCGCCAACGAATCGCCCTCAGCAACGCTGGTAAATTCCGTAGCCTGAGCCTGGCTAACCAAGCTTCGATGAACCAGAAGTACTGGGTCACCGTCCTGATGGGCGAGCCTGGTATCTACCTGGTCCCAGCTACCCCACGCGAAGGCAGCATCCTGATCGCGATGGGCTACGAAGAAGTACCCCGTTCGGTCCTGGCTCAGGTAGCCTGATCGGTTTCGAGAACCTGGACCTGATCTCTGTGGAGTGCATGTAATGAAACGTCGGATTAAGCCTCGAGTTAACGTCGCAGTTTACCTCTTCGGTGATTGGAGGATCGTTGATCGTCAATGCTTCTTTAAACACGGACCTTTGAACGTATGCCCGCACTGCGTGTACGAAGATTGGGATTAACATTTTCTTATAGCGACATCCGCCTCCTACGGGAGGCTTTTCTTTGTGATAGAGTTTAAGTTCCCTAAACGGCCTAAGGAGTCCTTAGCCATGAAGAAATACCGCGTATCTGTCCAGCTCGACCGCGAGTTCTGTGGTTCCTGTATCGGCGTCACCTGGCCGGGCTTCACTATCGGCATGGCGACCGAGGACGGTGCTAACGCAATGGCCGCTGAACTGAACCGCCTGGATTCCCGCGTTACTGAGCTGGATCGTTCGGTTCAGGTGCAGGTTGGAGCCAAGTGCAAAGCCCTCAGTCGTGTGGAAGGTTTCGAGCTTAGCCAGAATGCCCTGGTCGACTGGTTCCGTAACGAGGGGTCGGCTTACGGTCAGTTTGGTGACGAGAAGGGATGGAATGCTCTTGAGTCTGCCGTTCATGCCTTGCACGACCTGACGGTGAAGAACAAAGACCTCAGCCAGCTTTGCGAGAAGCGCGGTACTGACCTAGCCGCTCAGGCGAAGGTTATCCGTGAACAACGGGCGGATGAACAGAAGCTGGTCACGGCTATCCGGGAATCGCAGCGGATCCTGGCTGATTACGTTGGACCTGACGCTAAGAGTCCAGGTTCTACTCTGAATGCTCTCCTCGAAGTCCTGGACCATCGCGACCTGGTAACGCTGGTTCAAGGCGGTGCGTGCGGTAACTCCGAAAAAGCAACGCCCGGTGAACCGTACCTGGAAATGCTGTCTTCCAAGCCTACCGACTGGCCTCACTGGGCTACGCACCTGTTCCGCGACGAAGACGGCTGGCAGTTCGGTAAACTCTTCACCGGTGACTTCGGTAAGGCCTGGTACGACTCGGACACTCAGGCCACTGCCTCTCGTATGTGGACTGAGCAGAACATCATCGATGGCACGATGGAAGAACGTCCGAGCGTAACGCTGAAGACTGCCACCAACGGCGCTGGCCAACAGTACGTCTCAGGATTTGGGCTTGGCGTTGAACCGGCTAAGGCTCAATTTCTCATAGACGGCGACAAGGTCTACATAAACACCGCCGAGATCCTGGATCGTCTCACCAGCGTCATCAGCGAAACGCAACTGGCACCTATGATCACGACCAACCACTTCGCGCCGGAACCGAAAGCCAGCAAGAAACAGCTTGCCGCACTCGAACATGCTCTCCGGGTGGTTATGGATCCGGCATCCGTTAAAAGCCTGCGCAAGCTGCTGAAGAAACTCAGCTAACCTCAACCTTTACCAATCAGCCTCGCTAACGCGGGGCTTTTTGTTGTTTGGAGAATGAAAATGAAAATCGTCATTACGCGAATGGTAAACGGCATGGGATTCGGCGCTGGTCGGGTCGAGTTCTACCACGGTGCCGAAGTGATCCACACGGAAGAGTTCCAGGGTCGGGTTACTGGCGACCGGCATGAACGTGAAGTCGACGTGCCAGAGGATGCCCGTGCGGTGTTCGTTGTGGTAGACGGCGAGTTCGTAGGTCACATCGAGGATTGATATATGGCCAAGACGGGAATCAACCGCGACGAGGCCGACGTCTTCCTCTCGGAGATCGCCCGTCACGGATCAATCAGGAAAGCCTGCAAGGTCGCTGGGGTCACTCGCGCCTGGTTACGGCTGAAGATCCAGGACCCGGACTTCGCAGAAGCGTATGCGGACGCTCAGGAGGACGCTATCGACCGGATCGACGACCACGCCCGGGCAGAAGCGCTGGATGGCAACGACAAGTTGATCATCTACCTACTCGAGCAGAAGAAGTACAACAAGAAATCGACTGGCGACCTCACTGGTATCCAGCCTTCTGTCAATATCATCATCGGAGGTTAGGAATGATTGCTCAGTTGAAGGAAGCCTTCGCGCTACTGCCGGAAAAGATGCGTGCCCCCGCCGCAGGACAGATGGTCCTGGCTATCGCGTTCCAAGAATCGGATGGCCTGTACCGTCGTCAGCACGGCAATGGCCCGGCACGCGGCTTGAACCAATTCGAACTCGGGAACAAGGTTTCCCGGGCGGGCGTCTACGGCGTTATGACCCACCCGGCGAGCAAGCCGCACGCTGAGGCGGTATGCAAAGCACGCGGCGTTGACCCGAAGAACCTGAAGGCCATCTGGGAGCGTCTCGAGACTGACGACGTGCTTAACTTCGCCCTCGCCCGTTTGCTCCTGTGGACTGACAGCGGCGCATTGCCCGAATCCCAGTCGGCTGGCTGGCTCACCTACCTGAACGTGTGGCGACCTGGCCACCCCCGCGCTGATAAGTGGGGATCGTCATGGTTCAAAGCGAAGGGGGTGATGGATGGACGCTGAGACCCGCTGGTGGGTCAAACTCGTTTCCTACATTGCACTGTCCGTGATCGGAGGGTTTCTCGGTTACCTCATGCGGGCATTCGACGCGGGGCAGAAGCCATCGCTTGGCCGCTTCCTGGTCGAGGGCTTCGCTGCTGGGTTCGCTGGCGTCCTGATACTCCTCCTCTGTCGGGCAACCGGGGTAGGCGAGGAGATGACCGGCGTTATCGTTGGTGTGGGGGGCTGGCTTGGTGCCTCCGCCACTATCCGAAAACTTGAACCTTTCGTCTTTCGCAAGGCAGGAGTCAGCAATGGGCCTGATAACGAGCAAGATCCGACTTTACGTTGAGTATGCGGTGCTAGCACTGTTGATTGGTGTGGCTGGGCTGGCCGTTACTCTGAAGATGCAGACCTACCGCCAGGAGATCAGCATCACCAACCTTAAATCAGACTTTGAAACCGAGAAGGTCAAAGTCGAACGGGCAAATGAAAGGATAGACTTAGTAGAGGGGGTTAACGAGGCTCAGGCCAAAGTTATTGATACCCTCGGCGGGCAACGGGAAAAGGACAACCTGGCAGTAACCAAACTGCTAAACACGTACCAGACCCTCAGGGATAACGACCAGAAGCTAAGGGACAAGCTGGACGACTTGGAGAAAACCGATGCCGATGCTAAAAGTTATTTTGATATCCCTATGCCTGAGTCTGTTGCTTGCCTGTACGACGACTCGTGCCCCGACACCCCCGCCAAAACCTCTGGTGGAAGTCAAGTACCAGAAGCTAGTACCGCCCTCGGGCCTCCTGCGTCCTTGTTACTTGCCCCCGAACCGAAAGCCGAAGGGCGGCAAGGAGGCAGCTAACATCTCGAATGCCTGGAAGTCCTCGGCAAAGACTTGCGCGGCTGCCATGCAAGAACTCATCGAGTGGTACAAGTAAATGAAACATCAAACCCAACCGACTCACGATTCCTGTGTGGTTACCTGTTGCGCCATGCTGGCAGGCAAACCCGCAAAGATGGCTTATGAGCATTTCCACGAAAAGCTTTGGGCCAACGAGGTAAACGTTGAATGGATTCTCGAAGCACTGGACGTGCAGTTCCAACGGGGGTTCTACGAAGGCCACACGGTCTACGGTGGTTTCGTGTACCTGGTATCGGTTCCGTCGTTGAACTGTCGCGGCGAGTTCCACCAGGTAATCCTCGATAGCCGTGGTGAAGAACTGGTGGTGCTCGATCCGGCCCGTGGCCTGGATGGTAAGTTCCACTATGTGTGGCAACCCGAGAAAGGAGAAGATCCGCTGGCCGTGCCGCTGACATCCTGGCTCATCAACTACCGAGTACTTCCGAATGAACAATGTGTTCTCGATTGAAGGCAAACCGATTGAAGGTGCTACGCCTAACCAGGAGACTGTCGAGTTCCTCGAGTCGCTGGTTGAACGTGCGAAGACGGGGGACATCAAGGCGGTGGCTATTGCCATGATCACCGAGGCGGATGGAGCGGTCACCTGCTACGTCGCATCGAACCGAAAGTTTAGTCTTATAGGTGCCGTCTCGTGGCTGCATCAGAGGCTCTTAAACGACTCATAAGCTAGGGTAGCCGGGGTTATGCGGCTATTTAAGCCCTCACAAGCCCCTCAGGAGCTCTCAGCTACCCTGAAATACGACAGGTCAGTGACCTTATGCAGCTAGCACTCGATTTTAAGCTCCACCACAAGCAAGGGTCGGCATTGCTGACCAAGGCTACTGAGATCCTGTACGGCGGTGCGGCTGGCGGAGGCAAGAGCCACTTGATGCGCATCTTGGCCATTCTGCTTTGCACGATGGTGCCGAACCTGCAGGTCTACATCTTTCGTAAACACTTCGGCGATCTTTACAAGAACCATATGGAAGGGCCGGGAGGTTTCCCGTTGCTTCTGTGGCCTTGGTTGAACGCCAAGCTCTGCAAGATAAACGTCGGCAAGAACTACATCGAATTCTGGAATGGCGCGAAGATTCACTTGTGCCACCTCCAGCATGAGAAAGACCTTCTGAAATATCAGGGGGCTGAGATTCACGTTCTGCTGATGGACGAACTGACGCACTTCACCGAGAAGGAATATCGATTCCTCCGTGGTCGAGTTCGTAAAGGTGGCCTCGAAGTTCCCGACCGGGAATTGGCCCCGGGCCTGATGCTCAGCGACAAGTTGCCGTTGATTATCTGCGGATCTAACCCGGGATCGAAAGGCCACGTGTGGGTCAAACGTACTTTCGTCGATTATGCGGCACCGCTCGAGGTTAACCGAACTCGGAAAGTGGATGGCGGCATGTTGCGGACTTACATCCCCGCGAAGATTCAAGATAACCCGACGCTGATGGAAAACGACCCGGACTATCTCGACCGTCTCGAGGGTCTGGGCGATCCCGCGTTGATTAAAGCCATGAGGGACGGGGATTGGAACATCGTTGCAGGTGGTGCCTTCGATGATGTGTGGGAAGAGGCTCACTTGGTTCTTCCGCGATTCCGTATCCCGGCTGGCTGGCGATTGGACAGATCTTTCGACTGGGGTTCTTCGCACCCTGCCTCTGTGGGGTGGTGGGCGGAGAGCAACGGCGAAGAGGTCACGTATCTGGAGCGTCGATTTGAAAACGGTCGTCTTGAGGAATACGAGACTACCAGATGCTTCCCACGCGGATCGTTTATACGGATCGCGGAATGGTACATGACTAAGGAGATTGGCAGCAACGAAGGATTGAAGCTTTCTGCTAAGGAAATCGCACTCGGCATTAAAGAGCGCGAGAAGCAAATGAGGGATCAGGGTTGGATACGGGGAACTGTGCTCCCCGGACCTGCCGACTCTCAGATTTACCAGACCACACAGTCGGACGTTCCGACCATAGGTGACAAGATGGCTACCGAGGGCATTCGCTGGATTCCGGCGAACAAAGCCGCAGGTACTCGCATTAACGGTCTCGAGTTGGTTCGGGGTCGCATGAAAGAACGGGAAGGCCCAGGTATCTACTTCATGAATAACTGCCGTGCAGCTATTTCAATCCTGCCTAACCTGCCTCGCGATCCGAAGAATACGGAAGACGTGGACACTGATGCCGAAGATCACCTGTATGACGATGTTCGTTATAAGGTCCTCGGTCCTAAGCCTATGGCTACGAAGATCAAAGGGAGTCACGCGAATGAGCGTTAAGTCCGTCCGGCCTGAGGTTGTCAAACTCAAGCCCATCTACAAAATGATTCGAGATGTTCTCGAAGGCCCCGCTGCTGTAAAGGCAGGCGGCACCACTTACCTGCCTGAGCCGGAACCGGGGAAGACTACCACGGAAGCCGTCGCCCGGTACAACGCCTATATCCTGCGGGCCGTATTCTTCGACGCGACCGCACGGACGCACGAGGGCTATATCGGCCAGATGTTCTACCGCCCCTGTGTGGTCACGCTGCCTGCGATCCTGAAAGTCATGCTTCTGGACGTAGACGGTCAGGCGACTACGCTTGAGCAGCAGGTCAAAGCAACGGCAGGCGAAGTACTGGCGTTGGGCCGTGCTGGTCTGTATACCGACTTCACAGCCAAGTCCGGTCAGAACGTTACCCGGGGTCAGCAGACTTCCGGCCAAGTTCGCCCGACCATCCAGATGTATGCACCGGAACGCATCATCAACTGGCGCTGGACTACCGAAGACGACTTGCGCTATCTCAGCCTGGTCGTGCTCGAGGAAGATTACGTCGAGGCCGATGATGGTTTCGAATGCAAGAAGAAGACCCAGTATCGCGAACTGCGAATGGAACGCAGTGAGTTGGGCATCCTCGTTTTCAAGTGTGTGGTGTGGCGGGAGGTGGACGGCGGATTGAAACCAGTCCTCATCACTTACCCAACCAAAGGCGACGGCAAGAACTGGGATCGCATTCCGTTCGAGTTCATCGGTTCTTCGGACAACGATTCCGAAATCGATAAACCCCCGTTGGAAGGTATGGCGCATATCAACATCGCGCACTACCGGAACTCGGCTGAGTATGAAGAGTGCATCTTCATGATGGGGCAACCGACCCCGTACGCATCCGGTATCACAGAGAACTGGCTCAACGAGGCTTGGAATGGTGAACTGCGCCTCGGTACTCGCGAGTTCATCCCGTTGCCTGCCGGTGGCCAGATGGGTTTGCTTCAGATGAATCCCAACACGCTTGCCAAGGAAGGCATGGACCAGAAAGAAAAACAACTGGTCGCTCTCGGCGCGAAGATTGCCGAGAACAAGGCAGTGGCAACTACCGCAACCGAAGAGAACCGCGACTCGGTAATTGAAAACAGCACTCTCAGCAGTGTGGCCAAGAATACCTCCTCGGCCTACATGAAAGCACTCGAAAGTGCGTTGATCTACGCCAACGGGTCAGGAACGATCCTGGTTGAAATCAGCACTGACTTCGAGATCACCCGTTTGAGTCCACAGGATCGGGCGCAACTGCTGGCTGAGTGGCAGGGTGGGGGCATCACCTGGACTGAATACCGCAAGAGCATGAAACGCGGTGGTATTGCTTTCGAGGACGATCAGAAAGCCAAGGACCAGATTAAGGAAGAATTGGATTCTGAAACCATCGACCTGGATAAACCCGCCGTACCCGGTGACGAGTAATGGCCCGCACCAATCCTCGTGACGTTCTCTCCCGTCACCAGGTTTACTTGGAGAGATTGAAGACCGGATACGTCAGGGATTACGACAAGGCTATCCGGGAAGCAGATGCGGCGATCCAGGAGGTCCTTAACGCGCTGAAGATCAGTCGCATGTCGGAACTATCCAGGGTCGGGCTTAAAAAGCTCCTCAGCGACCTTAAGGAAGCTCAGGCAAGCATCTACGGGAAGCAGGGCGACAAGCTTATGAAGGACTTGCTCAAGCTTTCCGAAAACGAGGCCCTGTTCGAACGGGAAGTCGTCCAAGACATCGCCGAAGTTGCTGGGCTGAAGAAGTCGGTTATCAAGAAAGCCAAGGACGCATGGAAGTTCTTGATCACCAAGCCAATCCAAGCAACTGGTGACTTGCTCGAGTCTTTCGTTGCCGACCTGTCGACTCGTCAGATCGCCCGCATCAACAAGGAGATTATGATCAGTGTGGGACAAGGACGTACCATTAGCCAAACGGTCCAAGCGATACGTGGCACCAAGGCAAGGAATTTTCGGGACGGCATTATCGACACCAATGCCCGGGACGCCCGGACAATCGTCCGCACGGCAACTCAGCATGTCTCCCAGCAAGCCCGGGAAGCAACTTGGGAAGCCAACTCGGATTTGATCGACCGTTACCAAATAGTCGCAACCCTGGATGGCAAGACTTCGACTCAGTGCAAGTCGCTGGATCAGCAAGTCTTCGTTATCGGTCAGGGACCAACCCCTCCACTGCATCCGAACTGCCGGACAACGACAGTGCCCTACTTCAAACCCAGTATCTGGGATCAGGGCGCAACCCGTTCTGCTGAGTTCGGTCCTGTGGATCAATCGACTACCTACTACGAGTGGCTGGGGAGACAGCCTAAAGCATTCCAGGATGATGCACTCGGCCCCACACGCGGGAAGCTGTTCCGCGACGGCGGACTGTCTTCGGATGAGTTCGCTAAACTGCAGTTGGATAAAAACTTCCAGCCGCTTACCCTCGACGAAATGAAACGTTTAAACCCCAATGCCTTTGAACAGGCGAATATCTAGGAGCGGTGCTCATGGCTTTACAACTTATTCTCCAAACCCTCGAAGGTCTCTCGGCTGATATCGCCAAGGAATACGTCGAACTTGACGACGGAACCTTTCGCCTGGACGTTACCGGGCTTGAAGACACTGGCGCACTGAAACGGGCGAAGGAACATGAAAAAAACCAACGCAAGCAAGCGCAGACCAAGGTTACCGAACTTCAATCGAAGGTTGAGGATCTTGAAGAGCAGATTGCAGCGCTGGGCGATCCGGCTAAAGGCAGCGTAGACGCGGCCAAGCTTCAGAGGCTGGAACGTCAACTTGCGGACGCGACGGGTAAACTCACCGCCCGTGAGACAGAACTCCTGAGCGAGATTTCGCGTCTGACCAGTTCGGCAGTGGCCGACCGTATTACCAACGAGCTGACCGATTACCCGGACCTGATGCGTCCGGCTATCCTGGCTCGACTGAAGACCGTTATGGAAGACGGCAAGTCGGTTGTCAAAGTTCTCGACGCTGATGGCGACATCGGATCGATGACTGTGGAAGAGCTCAAGAAAGAGTTCGAAAATGACAAACGTTTCACCCCCGTTCTTCGGGGTTCCAAAGGTTCTGGTAGCGGTGCTCCAGGTGATGGCAAGGGCGGAGGCCAAGGCAAAACGAAACTCTCTGACTATAACGGTCAGGAACGCAAAGAGCTCATGGAAAAGAATCCAGCAGAGTTTCAACGGCTGCTGGCCGAGAGCAAGAAGAAGTCTTAATCAATTAACCCACCGCTACAGAGGAAATACCTTTATGAAACAACCATCCAATCGTGCCCTGCTGGGCGCAGCCATCCTCTTCGCTTCTGCTGGCCTGTTGCCGCAAGCCATGGCGAAGTCCAATCCACACGGTGCGGTAACCACCATCTCCGACATCCTCGGGCCTCGCGGCGCCAACATCCCGATTGTCGAATCGTTCATGGTCGAAGATCCGGTCGAAGGCACCGCGTTCTTCCAGTCGGGTGTCCTGGCTGGCGGTGACCCACGCATTCAAGCGATCCTGACCGCCGCCTCGCCTGTGGCGGCAGTGCCGTTCTGGAATCCGATTGACTCTACCGTCGAACCGAACTACTCGAACGACGTTTACGAGGACATCGCGACTCCGCGTAACGTGACCACCGGTCTGCAGATGGGCCGGATCGCGTTCCTCAACGAAGGCTTCGGTTCGATGGACCTGGTGAAAGCCATTTCCAAGCAGGACCCGCTGGCCTACGTTGCGTCGGTGCTGGACAACTTCTGGGCACGTCAAGCCGAACGCCGTTTGATCGCCACCGCACTCGGCATCTACAACGACAACATCGGCGCGACTGACGCGTACCACACTCAGAACGACATGGTCACCGATGCAGCCGGCCCGTTCACTGCAGACGCCTGGATCGATGCACAAGCGCAACTGGGCGACAAGCTGGGCGTCTACGGTGTGGCTGCGATGCACCGCCTGGTCTACACCCAAATGCAGAAAGCCAACCTGATCGACTTCGTCACCGACGACGTGCAGAAGGTTCAGATCCCGTACTACCAGGGTTCGCGAGTCGTGGTTGATAACGGTATGCCCATCTTCGGCGCTACAGGCAGCCGTCAGAGCCTCGTTATCTTCTTCGGCCCGGGTGCTATCGGTTACGCGACCGAAACGCCTGAGAACGGCCAGGAATTCGAGCGTAGCGCGGCACGCGGTAACGGTGGCGGCGTCGATGTCCTGTGGACTCGTCGCAACTACATCATGCATCCGCTGGGCTACTCGTTCACCAGCACCGTGATCACCGGTAACGGCACCGAGACCCGTCCGGCCTCGGCCTCCTGGGCTGACCTGGCAAACGCTACCAACTGGAACCGCGTTCTGCCGCGTGAGCACATCCCAATGGCGTTCTTGACCGTCGCCGTTTCGGGTTAATCCTTCCTCTGCCAAGGACGGCACCTTTTGGAGTTACAGACATGACCGACCATATCATTCGTCGTAAAGACAAACAGTCCTGGGGTTTCGTGCAGGGCGAAGACGGCCAGATCAAGGTAGGCGTTCCGACGCCCGATGAAAAAGCCGATGACATCCGCACTCAGGCCGATAACGACGAGGCGCGGGGGAACGGCGGTGGCTTTCCCGCCGAGGATCAAGTTACTCACGAGTACTTGTCCTCGCTGAAGAAACAGGAACTCCTGGATCTGGCAGCCGCGCATGACATCACCCTCGACGACCCCAAAGCCAACAAAGATGTTTTGCTGGCGGAACTGGTCGACTACTACGAAGTCAAACCGGCCCAAGAATAAAAATTTTGGGTAGTCCCGCGACATGCTGGTATTATCCCCCCGAAGGGGGGATTAATACCTAGGGGCATTTCTCGCCGTTACGCCAGAGGCTACACGGCAACGACGACGAGAAGGCTACCTCACTCCTAGGAGAAAAAAGAATATGGCCCTGATTGTTGAAGATGGCTCGATTGTTACCGGGGCCAACTCTTATGTCTCCGTTGCTGATATCCGTGCTTATTGTGAGGCACGCGGTATCAGGCTTCCTTCTTCTGACTCCGATGTTGAAGTAATGGCCGTTCAGGCTTTCGACTACATCGAGTCTTTCCGTTCTCGCTACAAAGGTTATCCAACCACACAGAACCAGAGAACAAGCTGGCCACGCAGGGGTGTGGTCATTGACTGTTACTCGGTTCCTGAGAACGAGATTCCGTGGCAACTCAAAGAGGCCCAGAGCCAGGCAACTGGTGAAGCACTGGAAACCGACCTGATGCCAAACTCTACTGCAGCGGTAAAGCGCGAGAAAGTGGACGTGCTCGAGGTCGAGTACCAGGACAGTGTGGACTCCGGAGTTCCCGTCTCCTTTCCCAAGATTGACTCGAAGCTGGCCATCCTCATGGGATCGTCCGGTATGCGAGTCCGGGTGGTGCGCGGATGAGCAATGCCAAGTACATTCGGAACCGGGCAACCGCAGAACGGTTGATCCGAAACAACGGTGCCCTTCTTGCGCTTAAGCGCGAAACTGATGGTGGTATAGACCCCGTTACGGAAGAACCCGTCGATCCTGTGATCATGAACCAGAATGCCTGGATGGTAGTTCTACCGCCAAAGACCGGTGCGATCGATGCGCGTTATGAACGTTTCCGTGGTGATAACGGAACTATTGATTTCTCGGTTTTGAAAGATTACTTGCTTTCGACCCAGGACCTTAAATGGCGTCCGTTGCCGCTTGACTTTGTAATGATCAAGGACGAGTGGTGGCGTCTGGAGACTTTGCAGACTCTTGACCCGGACGGCGAGACCGATATCTTCTATAAAGGCATATTGCGGAGGGTCTAATGAGCTTTTCTCAAAAGATCCAGATGTGGCGCAAGAAAGTTGACAAGCAAATGCACGACCAGAAGCGTGAGATTATTCTCCGCCTGTTCCGTGCGGTTATCTACGACACCCCCGTGCTGGAAGGTACACTGAGAGCCAACTGGCGCTGCAGTGCTAATAACCCCCTAGCAACTGCCATCGAGTATCGACCCGCCGAAGCCGTTATAGGGGAAATTCAGCAAGTTCTCAATGGTGCTCTGCTGGCTGATACCATCTACCTTCGAAACAACCTCCCGTATGCCTACGCCATCGAGTACCTGGGACATTCCAAGGTGAAAGCGCCTCAGGGCATGATGCGTAAAAACGTGGCCCGGTTTAATACCATCGCCAAACAAACCTTAGGGAACTCGATAGTATGAGTCAGACTAAGATCTACCAGGCTCTGATACAGGCGGTGAAGGATGTTCCGGGGATGGTCCCGTTCAGTACTCCCGCCAATAAGTTTACTCCGCCCGTTGGTCAGCCGTATGCAGACCTGTCAGTTATTCAAAACGAGCCAACCGTTTATACCCTAGGCGATGAAGGTGACGATATCGTAGAGGGGTTTCTGCAGGTGCTGATGAAGTATCCTGTGGACAAAGGTGTTCTTGCAGCGTCACGTCTCGGTGATACCCTTCGTGAAAGTTTCAAGGCGGGTAGCCGTAAGTTCTACGATGGTCAGGAAGTTGTAATCGTTCGTTCTGGTCTTGGCCAGTTCAATACGGTTGAAGGGAATCTGGTAAACCCGTTCACTGTCTATTTCTACGCACTCATTCGGAGGTAATACCCCATGGCTGATGGCTCGCGTCACAGTTTACGAATCGTTCCCGAGGTCACCCCCGGGGTCACTCCTGACACGCCTGCATGGGAAACCGTCCGGCACACTGGCACCACACTCGCGCTCTCGAAAGAGACGCTACAATCCGAAGAACTCCGCGATGATCGGCAGATTGCCGACTTCCGTCACGGTGCTCAGCAGGTCGGCGGCGATATCAGTATCGAGCTGAGCTATGGATCGTTCGATACGATCCTCCAGGCGCTCCTACAAGGCACCTGGACGGCGAACGTACTGAAAGCCGGGGTAATCCGTCGCACGTTTACCGCCGAACGCTTCTTTGCGGACCTCGGGACGCTTAACAAACCGTATCACCGTTTCCGTGGCGTTGAGTTCAACACCCTGGCTCTCCAGGTCAGCGCGAATGCCATGGTTACCGGCACTATCGGTGTGCTGGGCATCTCGGCTGTAACCGATACCGCAATCATTGCCGGTGCGACTTACCCGGCTCCAACCACCACTTCACCGCTGGACTCCTTCACCGGAACCCTCAGCGAATCGGGCACTCCGATTGCAGTAGTAACCGAGATCACCCTCAACCTGGACAACGGCATGGCACCACGATTCGTCGTCGGTTCCAAGTTCTCTATCAAACCAAGTGTGGGTCGTTCCAATATCACCGGCCAGGTGACCGCCTACTTCGAGGACTCGGTACTCCTCGACAAGTTCATCAACGAGACAACCTCCTCGCTGACCTTCACGTTACCGGACGGGGAAGGCAACTCGTATGAAGTAACCATCCCCCGACTGAAGTATACGGGCGGTCAACCCGATGTCGCGGGTGAAGGCCCGATCACACTCAGCATGCCTTTCCAGGCTTTGCTGGATCCAACCACCGCAACTAACATCATCATCGAAAGGATCCCGGCATGAGCATGAAGGATTTCTTTACGCGGGATGCGGCAAATGAGGGGATTGAACTTCCCCTCTACTTGCCCGGCACCGATACCCCCTCGGGCGAATGGATTCGTATTCGGGGTTCTGATAGCGATGAGTTCCGTCTGGCTGAAGTTCAGTCGAAGCGTGCTCTGCGTCGGATCATCGAAGACAAGCTCCAGGACTCCGACCTGGCCCACCAGGAGGAGATGCGTAAGTTGATCGCCTCCCTGGTTATCTCCTGGAGCTTTCCCGAGGAGTGTACACGGCAGAATGTTATCGAGTTCTTCCGTAACGCACCACAGATTCAGGATGCGGTAAACCAGGTGGCCGCCAAGCGGTCGCTTTTTTTCAAGAACGGCTCGACGGACTCCGTGAATACGCCCGAGCCGAGTTCAAACTAGATAAGTACCCGAAGGGATCTAAACAATCTCTTCGGGCCTCACTTGTCCAGGTTTGGAAAACCCTAGGTAAAAAACCTAAAGCTCTTGCCGAGATTCCTGCCTGTCCGGAGGAACTCGTTTACCTTTGGGAATGGTACCGAGAATTATTCACGGGCACTGCATTGTCCTACCAGGAAATCCACTATTGGTCGCTAGCCCGGGCCATTCCTGTGGCCGGATGGGAGGTGGAAGTTATTCGGTCTCTGGATCGCATAAACTGGGAGGTTCATCATGTCGGTTGATACAGCGGCACTAGAGATCAAGGTCGACTCCGGTAAGTTGACCAAGGGCACCAAAGACCTGGACTCATTCGAGAAGCAGGCAAAGAAAACCGAAAAAGCCACGGATGGCTTGAACGCTACTTTCAAGAGTTTGGTTGGTCCAGTAGTTGCGCTGGTGTCCGTAACCGCCCTGGCTCAGAAGTTGATTGCGGTAACTCGTGAGTTCGACGTTCTCAACGCTGGCCTGATTACCGCGACTAAGTCTTCGGTGAATGCAGCCGAAGCTTTCGAGGCTTTGCAAGAGTTTGCCCAGAAAACTCCATACGACCTTAAGCAGGCCGTAGCCGGGTTTACTCAGCTGGTAAACCTCGGTCTGACGCCATCCGAGAAAGCGTTAATCTCGTATGGTAACACCGCGTCTGCGATGGGCAAGAACCTCGATCAAATGATTGGTGCTGTAGCCGACGCGGCCACGGGTGAATTCGAGCGTCTTAAGGAATTCGGCATCAAGGCTAAGGTAGAAGGCGACAACGTCAGCTTTGTGTTCCAGGGTGTTAAGACTTCCGTTAAGAACAATGCGGCGGAGATCGAGAAATACCTGATGGCCTTGGGTGAGAACCAGTTCGCCGGGGCCATGCAGCGCCGGATGGAAACCCTGGATGGTTCCCTTGCAAACCTCGAGGATAACTGGGACTCGCTTTTTCGCAACGTCAGCCAATCCGGTGTGGGCGAAATCATTAAGCAACAAGCGGACCTGGCCTCCGAGGCTTTGGAAGAATTGAACACGATGTTCAAGTCCGGGGAGATGGATGCTTATCTGAAAGCCTCGGCTATCGGTTGGAGACTGTGGGGCAAGGACGTAACAGACTCTATTAACATCGTTGACGGATTCATAAACGATACCTGGGGTAAGTGGGGCAGCGATGCCAAGGTAGCTTCCAAAGGACTTTACCTCGGGTTTAAAGAATTCCCCGTTGAGATCCGTGCTTACTTTCAGGAGGCCGCTGTAGAGGCTATTGCCTTTGTGGATCGTCTGGTGGCCCAGGGCGCATATGCCAAGGATGCCATCGCAGCAGTCTTTTCAGACGACACTCTGGACCAAGCTCGAAAACGCTATAACGAACGGTATGAGCAATCCAATCAAGTTCGTGAGGCGATGATCGATGACATCTCTCAGGAGAAGGATGCCCAACTCGCGGCAATCGATGAACAGATTGCTGCTGGTCAGGAATTGCGTACCGAGTACGAGAAGCAACTCGAAGCGCGTCGGAAGCTGAATGAAGACCGGCTGGCTCAATACAAAGTCGGCGGAGATCCAGCTTCGGGCGGAGAAGGACTTTCTTCCGCTGAAAAGAAAAAAGCCGAAGCGAAAGCCAAACAGCAAAAGAAAGAATTCGAAGATCTGGTGGCCTCACTCAATACCGAAGAAGAAACCATCGCAGCTTCTTACGAGAAGCGCAAAGAGATCATCGAAAAGAATACCGCCGCCGAGTCCAGTGCCCGGGCCAACCTGATGGCTCGACTCGACAAAGATCACCAGAAGGAATTGGATGACCTCCATGAGATCGAGAGCGCACTCGAGAAACGCAAACGCCTCATAGAAGAACTGAGGGATGTTGAAGAATCGACGTGGACTGAGTCTCAGAAATTGGCAGCCGCTTACCAGAAGCAGATCGAGACTCTGTGGCAAGCACAACAGATTGGGCTGATTGGTCAGCAACAACATGAAGAAGCAGTTTCTCAAGTAACGGAAGCGTACGAGAAACAGCAGAATAAGCTATCCAGTAGTTTTATCGACATGGAAGAACTCAGTAAACAGGCCGCTAGAAATACTCAAGATGCTTTTGCTGACTTCCTGTTTGACCCGTTTGCCGAAGGTTTAGATGGAATGCTCCTGGGTTTCATCAAAGTAGTACAGCGTATGGCCGCTGAGGCAGCCGCTGCACAACTTACCAAGGCTATGTTCGGTAGCTCTGGAGGTGGCGAAGGAAGCGGGTGGCTTGGAAGCCTGTTCAGTGTGGGGGCAAGTATTGCTGGCAGTTATTTCGGTGGAGGCGGGGCTACCGCTGCTGCGACCGCCGGAGGTGCCGCTACAGGCGCTTCTAACTTCGCCAGCCAGTTCGACGCCAGCTCTGGGGGCTTATCGTTCCCTGGGCGCGCCTCAGGCGGTTCCACAGTGGGTGGGCAGATGTACGAGGTAGGCGAACGCGGTCCTGAGCTTTACAACAGCAATGGACGCTCCTTCCTGGTTGACAGCAATGCTGGCAACGTTACACCCGTATCTCCCGCATCCTCAGGTGGTTCTGGTGTTAACGTTGAACTGAACGTGAACGTGGACAACCGGGGTAACGAAACCGGTTCCTCAGGTAGCGATGATTCCCAGGCTAGTCAGTTTGGTAATCGCCTACGGGCCATGACCCTTCAGGTTATCAGCGAAGAACAGCAACCGGGTGGACTGCTCTGGAACCAGGAGGCAAATCGTTATGGGTGATTTAGTATTTGATTTTAAGATTGAAACCAAGCCCACGGGTCAAACCGCTTTCAGGGTTAAAAGGGCTCAGTTCGGTGAGGGTTATGCCCAGAAGGTTGGTGATGGACTTAATAATAAGTTCTCAACCTGGAACGTAGCCGTAGATAACGATTACGCCTACGTGCTGACCGCCAAGCAATTTCTCGACCAACACGGCGGTTGGCAATCGTTCCTGTGGACTCCCCCTAACTACACTCAGCCGATCAGGGTAACGTGTGAGACTTATAGCGAGATCTCACACGTTGGTGAACAGTGCCGATTGACCGCCGTATTTGAACAGGTATATTTCCCATGAGTCAGCAGACAATCAACCTTGGTACGGCCCCGAACACCCAGGATGGTGATCCCCTAAGGACGGGGGGGTTAAAGATTAATGCTAACTTCACCGAACTGTATTCCGGGAAACAGCCTCTAAACGACAACCTTACCTCGTTGGCAGCTATTATCGGCCAGGCGGATCGCCTCCCGTATTTCACGGGTGTGGGAGCATTGTCGGCCACTGTTCTAACCGCGTTGGGACGTTCAATCCTGTCCCGAGTTACCGCCGCTGATGTAAGAACTGACATCGGACTAGGAACTGCCGCAGTTGCGGATCTGGGGACTCCCAGCGGAGCGGCATCTTTGGGGGCGGATGGTAAGTTGCTACCATCCCAGACCCCGGACATCTCGATCAACAACGTTTACCCGGTTTCAAGCCAGGCTGCCATGCTGGCATTGCCTGCCAACCAGGGGGACATTGCCATCCGCACGGATGAAGCAAATAAACCATATATCCTTGCTGCACTACCCGCCAGCACTCTGGCCAACTGGTTCCCCATCGGTCAAAGTCTTTCAGATTCTCTTGCGGCTCTGTCTGGCTTGGTGCCCGCTGCCGATCGACTGGCCTATTACACGGGGGCTAATACCGCCTCATTAACGGTATTCAATGCCCTGGGCCGTTCATTAGTGGGCGCCGCTAGTGAGTTAGCGGCTAGGACTGCTTTGGGTATATCCAGTTCTACTCCCCTCTCAGTATCCGAAGGGGGGACTGGACGCAATTCAGAATTTAGGAAGTCTTATATAGAAGGCTTGATGTTAACGTGGAATGGGGCACAGTCTTTAACAGTATCTGAAGGCTCAGCCTATATACCCGGCTCTAGTTCGATACTTCAGTTGACCAATCCACTAACACTTAGTGGTATGGTTACCTCAGCCTCAACCCTTTACCACATATACCTTTATAGTAATGGGGGAACCCCATCCATTGAGTTTTCAACCGCCGTTCCCCTGAGTTACTCGGGGGGGGGTTATACAAAAACTGGTGATAACACGCGACGGTACCTGGGCTCTATTGTGACCATTGCGGCCAATAGCATAGTGCCGTTTTCTCATCATCCGGGTACTATGTCCTATTCTGGAAACCTTTCAACGGCCCCCTTTTTTATTCTAAATGCTTCGGTGATTACCTCCCAGCCCGTAAATTGTTCAGGTGTGGCGCCACTTACAGCTTACCGAATGAAAGGGTTTTTCATTAATGCGGCAAGTGACGCAACCGCATTTTTCGGGTGCCCCCCCGACGGGTCAGCAGTGAGTTCAATTAATTACGACTTCTATATACAGACTTCAAATGCATCTCAAGCTGAAATCAACCTGAATGCATCTCAACAATTTTTCTGGCGACATGCTAACGCGGCTAACGCCACAATGCGGGTATTGTTCCAGAGTTATTATTTTAAACGTTGATTTAACTTTGGAGTAATTTATGGGATATGCAATTAAGTCCAATGGTGAGTTTCGTAGCGTCAGCCCCGATATGGAGTTGGAGCCTGGGGAAGAATACTACGAAACTTTGCCGGAATGGGTATTAGAATTAGAAATTCTATATGAGAATACCCAAAAACTTAACATCCTTACTCGACAAGCCTCCACTCAGGTGTCAGCTCTAAATGGCAGAATAGTTACACTTGAGTGGCTTATTAATGAGCAAGATTCGGATGACCCCGATTACATTGAGCCTACCGAAGAGGAAATACTGGAACTGCCAGTAAGGAAATCACAGCTTACCAAGTGGAATACCTACAGCGCCAAACTCGGCAGAGTGAAACTTCAGGCAACCTGGCCAATCACCCCTGTGTGGCCCGCAATGCCTGAGCCCTACAATACTGAGATGTCACGGGGAACCTAGATGGCTATTAACTCGGATGTTCAAACGCTGGAACCAGGTTCCTTAGTAGAGCTTTATGAAGTTGATGCTACGGCGCTTGGGGCTGAGATTTATAGGTTCCACAATAACCTAACCCCGGACGACATCGTCTTCCAGGGATTAGCGTACTCGCCCCACCCAGTGACAGCCTCAGGATTTGAGATGACTGGTACGGCCAAGCAGCCAGTTCCATCGCTAACTCTCGGAGACACAGACGGTTTTATCGCCGCTTTGTGCATTTACTTCGGGGACCTGGTGGGAGCGAAACTGACCCGGCATCGGACTATGGCTAAATATCTGGACGGGATGCCAGAAGCCGATCCGGAAGAAGAATTTCCGCCTGACGTGTGGTATGTTGAACGGAAAGCCTCAGAGCTTCCAACCCAGGTTAAGTTTGAACTTTCGTCCCCGTTGGATTTTGCGGGTCAGCAATTACCCCGGGGGCAGATTATTGCCAACACTTGCCGATGGCTGACTATCGGCGGATACCGAGGCCCGTACTGTGGATATAACGGCCCGCCAGTGGCCAACGAGTACGACATCATAACTACGGATGCTACCCAGGACAAGTGTGGTGGATTGCCCCGTAGTTGTAAACTAAGATTTGGACAACTGGCAGAACTTCCTTACGGCTCTTTTCCAGCGGCGGGACTCATGCGATGAAAATATCCACACAGAACGCTATTGACCAGCACCTGATATCCTGTTACCCCTCAGAGGGGTGCGGTTTCTTGCTGGAGAACGGTTCCTACTTTCCCTGCCGAAACACTTTGACAGGTCCAGATAAGGATAACCATTTCCAAACTAGTCCACAGGACTGGGCGGACGCCGAGGATATTTCGCCGATTGTGGCGTTTATCCACTCGCATCCTAATTGGTCTGAAAAGCCATCGGAAGGTGATCTAGTGGGTATCGAAGCCTCTCAGCTTCCCTGGTACATTTACAGCATTAAGAAAAACGACCAAGGTGAAATTTATCGGGAGGGTATTTCGGTTACTCACCCGAGTGGCTATAAGTCCCCCCTGGTTGGTCGCCCTTTTATCCACGGCACTTTGGATTGTCTCCAGGTAATCCTGGACTATTACAAGTGGGAGCGCAGCCTGGACCTGGGTAATTACGAAAGGGAAGATGGGTGGTGGGACAGGGGGCAGAATCTATACTTGGACCTTTTACCCGTAGCTGGGTTCAAGAAAGTTCCGGGTGAGGATCCAGAGAACATAGATTTGCAAGAAGGCGATATTGTCTTAATGCAAATCCGTTCTCCAGTCCCCAACCATGCTGGCATCTACCTCAAAGAAGGTATCCTCAGGACTCAGCCTGACCTTCACCCGACCCCGGGAAGTATTCTCCATCACATGTACGGGTCAGATTCCAAGCGTGATGTTTATGGGGGCTACTGGCTGAAACATACTGTAAGCATCTGGAGGTTTCATGGCTGACTGGGCGAAGCAAGAACGTCTGAGGGATATTCGCCTGTATGGTGAACTCGGCAAGAAATTCGGAAAATGCCACCAGTTTGTGGTTAACTCCCCCGCCGAAGCCATCCGGGCACTGTGTGCCCTTATCGACGGCTTTGAAGCCTTCATGACTAACGCCAAAGACCGTGGCCTGGTTTTTGGGGTTTTTGTTGGCAAGAAGAATATCAACCTAGAAGAGGTCAAGGACTACGCTTTCGGGGGAGACGAGATTCGAATTGCCCCCGTGATCAGTGGTAGCAAACGTGCGGGCATCCTCCAGACTGTGGTTGGTGTGGCTCTTATTGTTGCCAGCTACTTTGGTGCTCCCACGTTTGCTGCTGGCCTGGCGATGTTGGCCGGGGGAGTTGCCGCTCTTCTAACACCACAGACAAAAGGCCTTGGCGCAGCCGATGAAGTTACCAACCGTCCCAGTTATGCTTTTAATGGTCCGGTTAATACTGTTGCTCAAGGGAACGCCATTCCCGTGTTGTATGGTGAATTGATAGTTGGTAGCGCTGTAATCAGCGCGGGAATCTTTGCAGAGGATCAGCAATGAAACTTCATCCACTAGTTATTGCGGTACGTCGGGGAAATCTTGAAATGCCGCCTAGTCGGATTTCGTCTACAGGCATGATTCTCTACGGCGCTAAAGGTGGCAGTGATCCTGAGCCGCCTCGTGCCCCCGTAGAAGCTCCTGACAGTCTGGCTAGTATTGCATATGCCAATCTGCTGGATTTAACCTCAGAGGGTGAGATCGAGGGCCTGGTGGACGGTGCCCGTTCTATCTTCCTGAGCGAAACTCCCGTTATGAATGCAGATGGGAGCGTCAACTACCCGGGCATCGTGATTCAAGCCAGGCACGGTACTCAGGATCAATCCTACATCCAGGGATTTCCGAGTGTTGAGAATGAAGAGGCAGTTGGCTTTGCTTTGAAGTATGATTTGCCCTGGGTCAAGGCTATCAACAACAACCAGCTTTCCGCCGTCCGAGTTAGACTGTCCACACCCCGCATGACCGAGCAGAATGCAACTACTGGTGACACCACGGGTTCTTACGTCGGGTATACCATTCAACTTAAGACTGGCGATGGCATCTGGGTGTCTGTGGTCAACAGCGCTTTCAACGGCAAGACTACAAGTCTGTACGAGCGTAGCCACCGGATTGACCTTCCATCCTCCAGCGTTGGTTGGACTATTCGGGTTATCCGATTGACCCAGGATTCAACCTCTGGCCTGATCAGCAACCTGACCAACGTGGTTTCTTACACCGAAATCATCGACGCCAAGTTTCGTTATCCAAACTCGGCCATTTATGGTTTGAAGTTCGATGCTTCCCAGTTCAACCAGACCCCGACGCGAGCCTACCACTTGAGGGGGCTACGAGTCAAGGTTCCAGTCAATTATGACCCGGTCCTTCGTTCTTACTCCGGTGTGTGGAACGGTACTTTTAAAGTCGCTTATACCAACAACCCCGCTTGGGTTTATTACGATCTTCTGTTGAATGACCGCTATGGCCTTGGCCACATGATCAAAGCCTTTCAGGTAGATCGGTATGAGCTTTACCGGATTGCTCAATATTGCGATCAACCGGTTTCTAACGGTAAGGGGGGAACCGAGCCACGGTTTACCTGTAACCTCTACCTGCAACAACGTGCCGACGCTTTAAAAGTTCTCCAGGACTTGGCCGCTATTTTTCGTGGCATGAGTTACTGGGGGGCTAGTCAGGTTTTCGTTACTTCTGATATGCCGGAAGACCCAACTTACACGTACACCAATGCCAACGTGATCGATGGCATCTTCGAGTATGTGGGCACTGGCCGCAAAACTCGATACAGCGTCTGTCTGGTATCCTGGAATGACCCGGAAGACTTCTACCGGGCAAAAGTTGAGTACATCGAGGATCGTGACCAGATGGCCTTGTTTGGCCACAGACAGACTGAGGTTACGGCGTTTGGTTGTACGTCACAAGCTCAGGCGCAGCGCCTGGGCCGATGGACCTTGCTGACCAACAAGCTCGAGACTGATACGGTCAACTTCTCAGTGGGTTTGGATGGAGTTCTTGTCCGCCCCGGCAAGATAGTCCGGGTGGCTGATAATCACCGGGCTGGGCGTCGAATCGGCGGAAGGATTCGTGAAGCCACTATTAACAGCCTGATCCTCGACTCGGAAGTGGAGGTATACCGGGGCGATACCATTACCGTAATTATGCCGGATGGCACTGCTGTTTCAAGAGTGGTTAAAGATGTGGGTTTCCCAGTTACATGGGATAGCACCACCATCGATTTCTCTCAGACTGACGTTACCTGGGACGCCGAGTCCGGTTCCCAAGAGATTCAGCTCGTTACAGTGGTTACCAACTTTCCGGCTATCCCCGTACCCCACTCGATCTGGGCCGTGGATTCAACCACCCTAAGAACTCAACAGTTCCGAGTTCTTTCTGTTGTCGAGGATTTCACTGGTGACACGATGGTCTTCAAGGTAACAGCTACTAAGCATGTTACCGGGAAGTTTGCCGCAGTTGATACTGGAACCCGAATCGAATCACCTCCAATCACCGTTATCCCCCCAAGTGTGCAGCCACCGCCAAGCAACATTACCCTATCCTCGGACTGGGCAACCTCGCAAGGTGTGGTTAATACCACCATGAACATCAACTGGACTCCGGCCCCGGGAGCCGTAGCCTACGAGGTTCAGTGGAAGTTCAATAACGGTAACTGGATCTACGCCGGGAGAACTGGTACGGCCGGACTGGTCGTCGTGGGAATCCTGGCTGGGCGTTATATCGCCCGGGTACAGGCTTTCAACGCAAACGGTCTCGGTTCCGTGTGGGCCAATTCGATTGAGTACACCCTGGAGGGTAAAACTACCCCGCCGCCAACCGTAACTTTCCTAAATACCGAAGAGATAGTCTTCGGTATTAAAGTCAACTGGGGTTTTCCTACCGGGGCTAATGCTGATACCACACAACGTACTGAGATTTGGTATAGTCTCAGTAACGATATAACTACCGCTATCAAACAGGGAGACTACGCTTATCCTCAAGATTCTATGGCCCTGATGGGTTTGGCTTCTAATGCCGAGTTTTATTTCTGGGCAAGGTTGGTTGATCGTATCGGGAATGTGGGGGCTTTCTATGGTCCAGTGTATGGACAGGCTGAGCAGGATGCCAGCGTTATTCTGGATTACCTCACTGGGCTGATTCAGGACACCCAGCTGGCTCAATCCCTGTTGGAAAGGATTGATAGCGACGGGGGAGCCAACATAAGGATCGATACTATCCTTACTGAGTTGGCGGCCATGTATACCATCAAAACCCAACTGACCGTTGATGGTAGAACTTACCTTGCGGGCATCGGTGTTGGTGTGGAGAACAACCAGGGTATCATAGAATCTCAAGTGCTTATAGCGGCCTCACGGTTTGCAGTACTTGATCCGAATACAGGGGGTAGCGCTCGCTCTCCCTTTGTTATCCAGGGCGGTGTGGTTTACATTGACTCGGCCTTCATTCAGAACGCTACTATATCAACGGCTAAAATAGTTGATGCGGCAATCACCCGGGCAAAAGTGGGTAACGCTGCTATTGGTAGTGCTCAGATAGAAGATCTTTCGGTAGTAAATGCCAAGATCGGCAACCTGTCCGTGGACACCCTGAAGATTGCGGGTCGTGCTGTAACTATTCCGTTATCCGCATATACCCAGGCAGAGTTGACATTGCCCGCTACGGCTGGATTAGCTTGGTATACCGTCCAGGCAATTGGCTGGACTGCTTCGGGCTGGGAGACCACCATATCCTTTACTTGCCAATATGGTTCTCAGCGAGCGGATAGCAACTGGAGACTGCTAATTAATGGCGCGGTCTACGCGGAAGGAACCGTGGGAAATAACACTCAGATAGCGGCAACTTACCGTTCAACCTTGGCGTTGACTTTCCAGTTGGCCCTAGGGGGGGCTATTACCGCCGAATTCCAGATGGCGCCTCCCGTAAACGCTGACTCGACAAACTTTCGACTGGTGGTTTCTAACCGGTCTATGACCACACTGGAGACTAAACGATGATTGTCGTTGATTATGACAAATCGACGGGGAGGATTAACCGGGTTGTCCGGTATCCTCTAGAGGATTACGAGTTGCACTACCCAGACTGTCTTTACTTCGGTGACAGCTTTCACCCCAACGACGTAAGGGATTACGTCAAGGACGGGGACGTAATTCCCCGGCCCGAACTGGAAGCTGTTCTCGAGGGTGATTGGCTTCGGGGAGTTCCGGCTGGGGCTGTAATCACTATCGAGGGTCAAGAGTACACCGCCGATGGTTCCGACATAGAACTCGAGTTCGAGTTCCACGGCACCTATTCGATACGTGTATCCCTGTGGCCTTACCGAGACTTGGAGGTGGTTCATGAAGCTCACGCATAAAAGCGACTACGCAGAACGTCGGGCTAAGGATTACCCGACCGTTGAGGAGCAAATGGATATGCTTTGGCATGGAATGCATGAAGGGACCATTGCCAAGGTGGAGCCCTTCTACTCTAGAATTGCCTCTGTCAAGGAGCGCTATCCAAAGGCGCCCCCATCGGAGGAAACATCATGAAAATGCTGATCGCTGCAACTATCGCCCTGACACTGACCGGCTGTGCTGGCAAGTGGGACGAGTACGCCGCAACCAACCACTGTGCTGCAACCCCACAGACGATGCAGAAGCCCGTTGCTGAGTTCAGTTCGGGCGGATCGTTTACCGGGGCCGCTTCCGTACCATCTCAGGCCACCTCGGTTCGCTTCCAGTCGTACCGTCTGTATCAGTGCTCCAACGGCACCATCTGGGGCCCTGTATAGGCCTCACAACAGAAAGCCCGGTAGGGTAGCATCCCCGCCGGGCTTATTTCCCGCCTCAGCGCACCTCAGCGCGCCCTACGCAATCGTTATTCGTACCAACTCCCCCTCGTATTCCGCTTCAAACTCGTTAGCGTGATCCCTTTCCCCGAACTGACGCAAGAACGTAGCTGCCACCCGTGTGGATACCAACTGACTCCATCCGCCCATACTGTCCAGGTGTCGGTGATCTATACCTGTCACAATAGCCATGGCTCCATAGTCTTTCTGTTTGATAGCCGAAGAGAAACCAATCACCGTTCCATCCCCCCGCAAGACTTGGACGTTGTAGGAAAATCCCATCACCGCGCCCATCACAGCCACCGATGATCAGTTGCCTTGCTGATCTCACGCAAGATCGATACCTGAAACAGGCAATCGTCTACGGCCTGGTGCGTTCCCTTGCGGTTATTTACCAACGGATCATAGATCGCCGGGTGTTGCTTGCGGATCGTGCGCAAGTCTCGAGTGTCGTTGTAACGCCAGGCTGGCTCGATAGCGAAGTCGCTGTAGTAGGCCTCGAGCATCACCTGATCGTATTGGGGGCCAGCGAACCAGAATGCCTCGACTTTGTGGTGCTGGAGAAAATCTTTGAGTTGCGTTACCGCTTCCCGGGATTCCACACCATTGCGCATGATGTCGCGCTGCAGTTCTTTGAAGTACGGCTGCTCACGCCAGAATTCCAGAGTTTCTTTTTCTACGCTGGCCCAGCGCGGCAGACCCTCCTTCTTGACCAGGATCCGCTTGGTTTGCAGCACGTTACCGATGTCGTCAAAGATGACAACGCCGATCTCGAGCAACGGCGCACGCCACGGCTTTTTGAGTCTAAGGGCTTCTACATCGATCATTGCATGGTTCATCAGGATTTCCCTCGTTGACGTGTAGGCACGATACCCGCACGGAATTCGTCACAGGCTTTCCAGCCTTGCCAGCGCTTTTCTAAGTTGCAGTTCACGTAGGTACCGAAGGTCTTGTTGCGACCAGCGGACAACGCGCCCGGGTAAACGATTGCAGCCATAGCCTCGAAGTCGGTACGGCTGGAGTCCTCGGGGTCACGGTTAATCTCGGCTATCAGTTCATTGCGCAACCGAGAGTCATCGTACCCCTGAGCACTAGCTAGGTAACCTACTAGCAAGGACCTGCTTACGGAAACCTTCATACTTCCTCCCCCAGCTTACGCGCAGCGGCCCACACGGCCTGGCTCAGCGTACGTTCTTTCTGCACGATGACTTCATCGTCCAGTTTAACCATCCACTGATTGTCCTGTGGTTTGCTAAACGTTACGCCCGATTCCTCAAGTTTTTTCTTGAGAAGGTTTACTGCTGTCGGCATTCCCATAAACGATCCTATAAAGTTGGCCCGCGTACTTGGGCATTATACGGCGGAGAGCGTCCGACTGTTTCTTGGTTAAACGCTTTCCTTCAAGGTGTTGCTGTACCACACTGGTGACAAACTCGGCGTCGAATGCGGTGAACCCTACGCCGTTACTTTCGAGTGTGGCACGGGTATTCTGTTCTTCATCCGTTTGTTGCTGGCAGATCCTGAGTGCAGCCCTGAGAGCCCAGTTCTGGTTCCCGGCAATCTTACCCCGCCATTCAGATGTTATCCTCTTCCGCATCATAGCGGGCGATTCTATGAATTTGCTCGAGTCGGTCTTTGACATGACGTTTATTAACCCCGAGTCGGTAGGAGATGGAATCGGCAACTGTCTCGCGCAGCTCCTTGTTGTCGTAGACAACAAAGTCGCCCCAGGCCTCCAGTGTTTTAGAAAATGAATTTAACTGCCGACGACGGTCGGGGCATTTCTTGGTCTGATAAGTTTTGCGGACTTGCTCGACCACTTGGCTCATCGTGACATATCTTGGCGTAGCGTTCTGCGCTGTCATACCACAGGCCTCCCGAGTTCATTTTACAGTACAAGTCTTGTTGCTTGAGTTCGTCTTCGAAACTCCAGTTGTTGACCATTGAGATCAACGCACCCATAACAACACCCAGCAGAAAGTTTTTCATACAGACCCCTCGTTCTGACGAATGCACCATTGATTGGCCTTTAGCCGTGCCTCACGTTCCTTCACCCGAAGGTTGGACCACTTGGTTTCAATACTACGTACTCTCCAGAAACCAAAACCCGAGATATACCGGTGCCAGTAAATGTGGGGCTTATTCTGGGGACGAATTCCCTTAGCTTTCATGACCGTTCCTCGATACGTGCCCGGTTCAGTGCCAGTGCTTCAGGTGTGGGTGTGTAATCGTTCCACCAATGGTCGTCCTGGATCGAATCATGAGCACACTCGACGATCTCCAGGACGATACGCATATCGATACCAGAATCCCGTCCACGCTTAAACGCCCGGTAACGCATCTCGAGCGCCAGGCTGATATAGCGACGGGCAATGTAGCCCAGTTTATCGTAGAAGAAAATTACGTGACCCGCGCCGAGGCAGTAGGCTATTGGTAGCTTACGGGGGGTAGCTTGGAATTTGCGTACCAGCTCGAAGACGCGGGAGATTTCGTGGTACTCACCAGCAAGGTGCTGGTCAGACAGTTCCTGCTCAGGAACTACGTTGATACGGGTCATGGGGTTAATCCTCGTTGGACGTACCCCATTCTACCCTTTTCAAGATCTTTCGGTAAACACCCGGGCGATCGACTTGTGCATGGGAAATTGGCCATGAATGTCGGAAAGCTCCAACAGTTCCACACGGGTGAGCTTGCCTAGCTGGCGAGCGTACTTCCAGCGGATCAGGAACCAGTCTTCAGCCACGGCAACCAGGAACCATACCCGACGTTGCTTGCGACCCCGGCGAATCGCCCAGTTGACCTGTGTGGGCTTTAGGTCCGTAAACCGCAGGGGCTGATCGGCGTTACGGGGCCAGCAATCGTACGTCTTCAGCTCGACCCAGCCTCCCACCCCCTCGAAGCCATACGAGGCGTCGGGAATGCCGGACGTAAGCTTATCCTCGTGCCGCGTCCAGTCGAAGCCCGGAGTGGCTTTCTTGAGCCGTTTAAACAGGTCCGATTCGTTCATGATTACCTCAAAGAAAAGCCCCTACTTGCGCCGGGGCTTTTTAACGGGCTTGACGCTATTCGGAAGGCGGAAGAACGTGTTGTACAGTTTCCGCTTTGCTTCCTCCACGTCGTTAGCGGTGGTTCGGGCTACTGTGCGTCCATCGACTCGCATGGTGACGACGCTAAACAGAAGCCCGGGCCGAACGCGCCAGGTTACTTGCTGGCTGGTTTCTTCGCGGCTGGTTTCTTCGCTGCAGGCTTTGGGGCATCAGCAGTCGCCTTGGCGGCAGGTTTTTTGGCGGGCTTCGCTTCGGTGTTTTTCACCGGTGCTTTGGCTTCCTTGGCGGGCTTGTTCGCCTGTTCCTTGATATGAGCTTCGACTTGCTTGCGCACGGAGGCCGCTTCCTTCTCGCTGCCCCAGGTCCAGCCGCCAGCCGGTTTCTCGGCGCCGGTAGCACGCAGATGCTTGCGCAGCTCAGCCGGTTCGATACCCAGGGCGGTAGCCATGTGGCCAGCGGTGTAGCCGGTCTTCTCGGTTTTGGCAGGAGCTTTGGTTTCAGCAGGAGCTTTCTTGGTAGCCATGGTGTAATTCCTCTTGAGTTCCATAAAGGTGTCAGTGAGTTGACGGTTCAATTCTAGTACATCAACAACTCTTTCGTCCACAGTATTCTTCATGATGATGAAGATAATTGTCATGGGCCGAAGCTGGCCCTTCCGATTAATCCTGTCGCGGGCCTGGACGTAGCCTATATAGCTGAATGTCGGTGAGTAGAAAACCGTTACGTCAGCAGCAGTTAGCGTCATACCCTCCGCCCCGGTCGCTACCTGGATGAACGCCGCTTCGATATCCGGGTCTTCCTGGAAGCGATCCTCGAACACAGCCCGTTCCCGCTCAGGTGTGGATCCTTGAAGAACCAGGTATCCCATTTTCAGCTTCTTGGCAATGGTCTTGGCAATCTCGATTTCGTGAGTGAAGGAGAAATAGATTACCGTCTTGTCTCCCCGACGACCCTCGAGAAATTCTTCTAACGCTGACGCCTTTACGTTCGATACGTGGACCAGTTCTTGAGCATCCGATTTGACTAATCCCCCGACGATCTGCCGAAGCTTCATCTGCTTAGTGGCTTCGCGGTCGACTGATACCTCTTCGCCATCTTCCTCGAAGAAATAGTTTAAATCCATCTCGTCATAAATTGCCCGGGCTTTCGCATCGGGTTCGACGTACAGACGCTGGTAGGAGAGTGGCGGCAAATCCATACATTCATCTTTGGTTACCCGGAACGCCACACTGTGAAGTTTGTCGGCGAACTCTTCCTCGTTCTTATATCCGACCACTTTGAACTTCATGTACCCGCCCATCTTCAAGTATCGGTCTTGAAATTGGGAATAGGTACCGAAGATGTCTGGTTTCAGGAATCGGAACTGAGACCACACTTCGGAGATGCACTTGCCCATCGGTGAACCGGACATGATTAGTCGGAACTTGGCTTTGAGTCCGTGAATGGCTTTCGAACGTGCCGCCTTCCTGTTCTTGATCCGGTGGCTCTCGTCCAGGATAATCATGTCGGGCTTCCATTTTTGGAGCCGACGCTTCTCACGACTTACCCGGTCGTAGTTGGTTATCCACACCTCGATATGACCTGGAGTCGGTATGGGAGAACAGTCGACGCCGATGGAGATGTGGGCGTCCGTGTGCTTATCGAACTCGCGAGGCCAAACGGGCTTCACGGCTTTCGGGCATATAACCAGGACGCGGAACACCCGGGGCTTTTGCTGCATGGCACGGAAGATGATCAGGGCTATGGCGTCGAGAGTTTTACCCGTGCCCATATCCATGAACATGGCTGACTCATCCAACATACTACAAAACCCGAAACATCGGGTCTGGTGGTCCATGGGGATCGATTTCAACGGCACTGGGATATCAGTTAGCCCGGTCAGCTTAAACCGCCTGGTGGCGTTTCGGACGTTGCGACGGTGGCTCCTGTAGGCTGTCTCGAGCTTTCTTAGCGATTCCTCGGCATTCGGATGCACGAAATCGAATTCAAGCGTCCTCAGGAGCTTCCAGGAAGCCAGGTTCTCGGGGAATCGAACCAGGTTCTCCGACTTACGGTAAACCGAGCCGGGGAGCATCGATGCGCACTCCAGCTCGGTCCTGGTTCCCGTGATGATGAAGCCTTGCTTCTTACCCGTGTGGAGGATCATTTGCGTCTCCGCTTCTTGCGTCGGGGCTTTGCAGCCTCCGCACGCGCTTCCTTAAAGAGAATCCCGTGGGTTATGTGCTTGGCGATTGCCGGGTTATCCCGCATCGACCACAGAGAGGCGTAGTGGCAGAGCGAGCGAATCATCATCAGGCTGAAGTCGGCTTTGACGTAATCGTCTCCGATATTGCCCCCGCCCGGTTTCAGGAAGTCTAGGTGGACGTTCTCGTCGTCCCGGACGGAGGTTAGCCCGTGATCGGTTTCCTCGGGAGAAAAAAGAACCGAGATTTTCACCTCGGTTCCTTTCACCCCGGTAATCTTCCGGAGTTTGAATTTCATTTTAAGAGAGCCTTGACTTTGGCGATGTCGGCATGGCCGGTTTCCCAGATCCAGGAGTCGCCGGGTTTGGCGATATCGGAACCGCGCAGTTTGCGACGAGCTACCCGGCCTTCAACCCCCAGCTCCTGACAGATATCCTGGATGCTTACGACGTTATCACCCGACTTACGGGCTTTTTCTACCATTCTTTTCTTGGTAGCCGGTTTCTCAGATTTATCCTTGCTGACCTTACGCGGGGCTTTTTTCGGGGCTTCTGGCTCGACTTTGCCGCCCGCCGAGGTTTCGCGGTTGTTGACGGATTTTTTAGGAGCGATAGCGGTGAAGCCTGGGAGTTCGGTGATGCAGCCACCGTTGAGGAGGAATTCGATTACCTCGGGTTTCTCGTCGCCCCAGCCTTTGATAGCGGCGATACCGGCAACGAGTTGTTCGCGTTTCATTTTGTGCCAGCCCGGTACCTTCAGTTCCTTGGCCATTTGCTGCAGTTGCTTAACGTTCAGTGGGGCTTTTTCGGTAGTGATGCTGGTCATGTCTGACGCTCCTGAGTGTGTGGTGTTGCGTTCGGTATGGGTCCATCATAGGTCCTTGACCTTGGCCTGTAAATGGCCTTTTCAAAGAAAACCCGGGACGCGTTGCCCGGGTCACTTCTTCGGGGTTGCCAGCGGCATCTTAAACGGCTGGCCGACGTTCGCAGGCTCCAATGGCAGGTTGCATTGCAGAGTGCGGGGCTTGAACAGGCCCGAACGCCAGTTCCTGGACACCAGGGTCAATGTGTAGACCAAGTCTCTAATCCCCGTTGCGGGGTGGAACGCGGTGCTAGCCCGGTCATTATAGCTTTATAGACACTCAAGAAAAAGCCCCGGCAGTTGGCCTACCGAGGCTTTGTCGTACCGCTACGCCTTAGGCGACGGTGAGGTCTGCCAGCTCGACTTCCCAGTCTTCGCCGTCAACGGTAACGACCGCGAACTTGTCCTTGGTGTTGATCGACTTGACCACACCTTCCATATCCTCGCCGTCATCGACGAAGGTAACCTTGGACTTGACCTTCAGTTCGCCGCCCTTGCCGGTTTTGCGCGATTTGCTGGCCGGGGCTTTGGTTTCTTCTTCCAGCTCCAGGGCTTCGCAGACGTGGTCACGGAATGCGTCCAGGTCTTTCTTCAGCTTCAGGGTCACGCCTTCGATTTCGTGCTCTTTAACGAGCGCCAGGAGTTCTTCCTTCTCCATTTCCTGGACGGAAGCGTAGGTTGGATCTTCGTTCTCCTCCTGCTCTTCTTCCGGGGCTTCCAGTTCGAGAGCTTCGGCGATGTGGGCGCGGAGAGCGTCGAGGTCTTTTTTCATCTTGAGAGTGATGCCTTCGACTTCGTTGTCTTTGGCGATCTTGAGCAGTTCTTCCTTGCTGGCGTCGGCCAGGTCGGCGTAGGTCAGCTCTTCTTCTTCTTCCGGCTCTGGCTCGGCTTTAGCCTTGCCGGTTTTGCCTTTGGCCGGTTTTTCTTCCTCTTCGCCGTCCAGCTCGGCTTCCGGGAAGATGTCGATCATACGAGCGCGTTTTTTGCCGCCGTAGACTTCGTGCTCGACTTCACCGCCGAGGGTCAGGCCTTCGAGTTCGGTCAGGTCCAGGTCCATTGCCGCTTGTTCGACTTCCAGGCCGAGGGATTCCAGCACGTTGCGCAGATTGAACAGAGCCTGTGGCGCCAGCGAGGTCATGTGCCACACCATGCCCTGGCTCGATTTCAGTTTCCAGTTGATGTAGTCGTTGCCGGAGTTCTCGGAGGTTTTGATTTCCGGGATGCCGTCGACGGTGAACAGGAAACGGCCTTCCGGGTGATTGCCACTGGCTTCAACGCCGGTGAAGTCAACCTTGACGGAAGTTTTAGCTTTTGCGTTACGGGAAGTGCGTGCCATGTTTCAGTTTCCTTATTTGCGGATGATGCGACGTTTGGTCGGGGAGGATTCCCCTTTGATAACGGCGACCAGTTTATCGTAATCGGGATCAACAATAAACTGCGGTGCGACGTTTTCTTTCGGTGAACGGACTTTCGTGTTGTAAACCCCGTTCGCCCCCAGGAGTAAGCAGTACTCCATTCTCTTGTCAGCTTTCTTGCCAGGAACTTTCTTGACGACAGTTTCCCGGACGTAAGTATAACCGACGATGTTAACCGCGCCCATGAGGGTTTTGCCAACGTTTGGCATAACGTTCGGGCCGACTTCTGGCGCAATGCTTTCAACGTCGTCGTCAGTGTCGACTTCACGGAGTCGGTCGTGAGCCAGGAACACTACGTTGATGCCGTCGTCACGCAGGTCACGGTAGTTGTAGTTCCAGGTATTCATCAACCCAGTTGCCTGGCCCATATCGCGCTGCGAAGTCATGTCTTTGTCTTTCTTATTGCTGAGTTCCCGCGCTTCCTGGATCGCGAGATTCTGCATCGAGTGTGTGGCGTCGATGATAACCGACTTGTAATGCGTACCGTCCTTAAGGGCCCAGTAGATCTCCTCCAGCTCTTGCCAGGTATTTACGGAGATTACATCCACACCGGGAGTATCAGCCAGCGAGTCGGTACCTCGTTCGCCAATATCCAGGATCAGAAGGGGTTTCGGGAAAGTCCCTGCCAGTGTGGTCTTGCCCGAGCCACTGCGACCGTAGAACAGCGCGGTGATTACCAGCTCGAGTTCAGCCACGGGCTTAGCCCTACTCAGAATCGACTTCGATGGTACGGTTTTCTTTTTGATCGCCATGTTTTACTCTCACTATGTAGTCGTGTTTCATCAGGAAGGACGTATCTTCACCTCGAAGCTCTGCATGGCAGAGCGACGAGTAATCGCACCAAGAACAGTCCCGGGTTAGGTTGCGGGTCATGCAATCGACGCCGGATGCATGCAAGTTCTCCAGCGCTTGCATTAGTCGGGCAGTCATTACCACTTCGTTGAGAATCTGCTGCCCCATACCGGCGTTCATGGGCAAACGGACCTGACGGTAGAACTGGTCACGCTTGGCGTCGAGTTCCGCGAGGATATCCGCGTAGCCAGCCGGGTTGAATCCATGACGCCGGATCTCCCGCTCAAATACCTCACGTGTGGTATCGATATTTTTGGCGACAGATAAAGCATCCCCCTTGGCCAGGAGCTTTGGACGAGTTGGAAGTTTTGTCCTGAGGTAATCCCAGATAACGCCGTTGGTTGGCTCCTCGCCAATCAGGTGCAATGCGGCGTTATACAGCAAGACCTGGGTGTCGAAAATACGGACTTCCTCCCCAGGCATGCTCTTGCAAGTCTTGTGTTCCACAAGCCAGGTGATGCGTTTGTTTTCCCGGGCTTTGCCGTCGATTTTGCCGACGAGAAAAATTCCGGGGGATATCTCGACTCGGAAATCCTTTTCAACCCACACCATAGTCAGGCCGGTGTGTTCCCAGTTCTTGATGTAGCCCCGGATCAATTGCTTGGCCAGCGGGATAACGTCGGCATGCAAGGCTTGCTCTTCCTTGAACATTTTCGTGAACTCGCCTTTCTTCCACTCGGTGATCGCTGGCAAGTAGTGTCCATCCCGGAAATACATCTCCAGGCAGCTATGGACTAACGTACCGACAATCAGCGGTCGAGACTTGATGCGTTTTTGTAATCGCTGAATATAGCGATACTCGTAGGCCTTCAAGCAACGACGGGCTAATTTAATCTTCGAGTGGGAGACCTCGAAATCTTCGCCACTCAGATCGGGTAGAACGAGAGCATTGTTCGAGGTATTCTTCAAAGTCTTTTTTCGTGCGGACATAAAAGACGGTTCCTGAAGGTTCATGTTTGAGATAAAACCGTTTCAGGGGCTTACGCCGCGAGCGGTTCATAGTTCTCGTCCAGTTCTATCGGTGCTGGCAGTTCTGAGGCATCGTATTCCCTCCCGTTGCCCCAGTTCCCGATGGTCACATCAGCTACCAGAGGTAACGGCAATTCTATACCAAAATCTCTCATGATCTGCGGACTTTCCATAATCGCTTTAATGCGTGCCGCACACTCCAGCGCAACGTCTTCGCGTATCAAACCAACCATAGCATCGTGGATAGTACCCTGGACTTTTACCAGGTGATTGTTGAAGTACTTATTTACCTCGATGGTTGCCATTAATACCAGCTCAGCGCCAAAACCCTGGATCGGTGCGTTGATGGCGTTCCGTTCTGCTTCAGATGCCAAGCCACGGTCTGGGCTGTTAATCTGGGGCAGGTGGCGAATACGGCCGGTCAGTGTGCGGACCATGCCCATCGCTCGAACGATTCGGCGTTGACGGTCGTGCCACTTCTCGAGTCCGGAGTAGATCTCGAAGAAACGTTTACGAATTTTCTTGGCCTCAGCTTCAGTAACCACAAGTCCGAACTTCGACGCGGCATATTCAAGAAACAGTTTCCAGCCCATACCGTAGATGAACCCGAAGTTGATCGCCTTGGCTTTTTTCCGTTCTTCCTTAAGCTGGGCTTTGCGTTTGCCCGGATCCTCGATGTGCGCGACCGCTTCTTCTGTGGATAGACCGAACGTCCGTTGGTAAGTTGATTCGTGAATATCACCGCCACTTCGGAATACTGCCAACATCGTTGGCTCATTCGCAGCCGCTGCTGCAAGTCGCAGTTCTACCTGGCTCTGGTCGATCTCGAAGAACACGTAACCGGCGGGGGCACCGATAAGAGACCGTATAAAAGGATCTCGGGGGACTTGCTGCAAATTCGGACCCGCACACGCAGGACGACCAGTCACCGTACCGTGGACCTTATAGCCCGGGTAGATGTAGCCATCGATCATGCGTTTGTTCCAGCCGTCAATGAAGCTGGAGATCTGTTTGAATGCGCCCCGGTACTCCAGCAAGACCTCAATGATCTCATGCTGGCTTTTCATCTTGATCAGGTTATCTTCAGCGGTGGATGGTGCGCCGCCGTCCGTTAAACCCATCGCTGTAAGACCGAGCCAATCAAAGAGAACCCGGTTGACGAATGCCCCTGAGTTCCAGTTGATCTCTACGACGTTGTTGTCCTCGTCGTAGACCATGTCGTTTGCGGCTTTGCGCCACGGATTAATGAATCGATCCAGCTTGCGACGAAGGCGACGGATCTTGCCCCGGAGGATTTTTTCCGCTTCGGCCATACGCTCCTGGTCGATGTGGATTCCGTTAATCTCCACAACTTCGTAGGTACGTGCTATCGGCATTACGAGTTCATGGAATAGGCGGTTGAGATCTTCGTCACGCTCCAGGCGATCTTTGAACACTCGCCACAGTCCCACGGTTGCGTAACCGTCCCAGGCGGCGTACTCGGTTCGCTGGACTTCCTCTTCGGGAGTTAAACCTTTACCCTCTTTGCCCAGGCCATTTTTAACGTGAAGCGGGACATCCCAGTCTTCCATCTCGAGTTCGGTGCGGGCGTTCTGCTTCAGGTCGTTCGGACTGTTCTCGTCCAGGAGGTGTGAGGCCAACATGATATCGAAGTTCAAGGGGAACCGAACGCCGAACATGTAGTGCAACCAGAGATTGTCGAACTTGCCGTTCTGAGCCAGGATTGCCTTAGTACCCTTCGACATAGCCTCGTTCGCTTTCTCGTGCCAACGGCGCAAAGTAGCGTAGGAGAAGCTGTCATGTTCGATCACGAACTGCTTGGTCAGTGTGGCGATTACCGTTTGCCCGATCCGGGACGTCTTAAGGCGCGGCTGTAGCCCGTTCGTTTCGAGGTCGTATGCGACGACGCGGGAACGACGTATCGCGCTGAGGACTTCCTCGAGGCCCGCCCGGGAACGGATCGACTTAGCGTTGAGAGTATGCTTGCGTAGTTCCTCCCCGTTCGCCAGCTTGCCGAACCGTCTGAAGTCTGTGTGGATTCGATCCCAAAAGCGCGGGTCACGCAGGGACATTGCTGGGTGAAAAGTTGGGAGAAGCTTGAAGCCCATTTTATGTTCGTGCGTCTTGCCGTGAAGTTCAGTGATCTTGGCTTTATTGGTTAAGGCCTTGAGAGCGGTTGCCCCCAGGGTGATAACCATCTCGGGCTTGATCTCTTCCAGCTCGGCCAGCAAATATTCCTTGCAGGCTTTTAACTGAGTAGCCGAGACTTTGCCATTATCGCCCTTACGGCATTTAACGGCTGGGGTGTAGTAAACCTCGTCACGGTCGATACCAGCGGCCACCAGGAGATCGCTGAAGAGCTTGTCCGGGTTCCCGTGCCCGTACTCGCCCTTATCGTCCTCGGAATAGTTCGGGTTATCACCAACAACAACGATGCGGGCCGACTTAGGACCCACACCTTGGATGCATGTGTTGTTGGCGTAACGACTTAGTTCGCACTTGTCACAGGCTTTACAGGACATTGTATAACCTCAATACCGTGGCTCTCGAGATATTCTATACCGTCTCGGATTCGGTAAGCCCGGTCATAAACGACTCGGGAGATTCCAGCAAGGTGAATCAGCATTGCACAGGCTTTACAGGGTGAATCGGTGACGTACATCGTGCATCCCTGCGGTAGTAAGTCATCCCACACTGGGTCATTCTGCTTTGCCCAGTGGATGGCGTTGGCTTCGGCGTGAAGAGTCTTCGTGCAGGGGTTGGCCATTGTGCACTCCGGCCCGCAATGCGCAGCCCCGGGCGGCGTGCCATTATACCCCATGCTTATCGGTCTCGAGTCGACGGCAATAACCGCCCCTACCTTCAAACGGTTGCAGGTCCCACGCTTCGCAGCCGTGTGGGCCATTTCGATAAACATCTCATCCCGCGTTAACCTTTCTTGGTTTGCGCTTGATGCCGTAGATGTCGAGGAGCTTGGCGTAGAGCTTTTCATTTGAGTTGCCTCGAAGCGCGAATGAATGGCAGGACCCGCACATAACGACAATGCGCTTGACATCAAGGTTGAGGGTTCCGATAACTTCAAGAAGGATCGCTTGATCGTAGACGAGGCCACCAAAGAGTTCCAGACTTCGATAGTGAAGGGTGAGTGTTCTTCCACGAGTGGTATAACTGGCGCCGAGCAGGCAAAAATCGCCTCGCTCCCCGAAGTTACCCGATCCGGTCTTCTCCACTCCGAAACGGATAGAAAAGTCTTTGCCGTTATCGGAGCGGCTGCTAGCTCTGGCAAGGTCGGCATAGTCGACATAGGACGCAATGCGCTTGGCGGCCCGTTTCGGATTAACCAGGACTCTCTGGGCAAGATCTGGATTCCATCCAAATGAGAAAACGTGGTGAGGGAAACGCCGTGAAACATAGCCTCCAACCATGTCTGTGTGAACTTCTCGAATGCTTTCATAGTGGTTCACTCGTCGTCACCGTAAAGTTGACGGTAGTCGTTGATGAACATGTGCAAAGACGTGATGTGCATGGTGAACTTACCGGGCACTACGTTATTCCACACTTGGGGGTTCAACTTGCGGCATTCGTCCAGGACCCACAGGAGCAGCCGCACGGTCAGGTAAACGTCGTCACGGAAATGGTTGGCCAGGTCGCAAGAGCGCAAGTAATAGGTCACGTCCAACTTGCCGTTACGCATGATGAAGTGATACCCGAGTGTGCAGGGCTTGCGGCCCTTATGCGCGTCACCCGTATCCTCTGGGAACCATACCGGCAGATATGCTTGCCGGGTATCCGGTTCGCCCGCCAGATCGCGCACCAGGCCCCCGAGGTCGCCGTATTCGTGCCGGATGCCCATCACCGGAACGTATCCCCGAGTCATTTCGGCTTTCCAGTCATCGGCATTCTGTGTGGGGGTGTTGGAGGACTCTCCCGCGAATAGGGGCCAGTAGCGTTCCATGTAGTTGTGGTTGAACATGCCCTTCGAGTCGAGCGATTTCTCGGCGTTGACGCCGTGCGACCAGTTGGCCCACTCGATGCCGGGGTTGATCGGATACCCGCATACGCGCTCGAGGAAATGGTTGTCAGCCCACGGCAGGTTCGGGGCGATTGCCAGTGCGTAAAAGTTCAACGCTTCTCCAGCCATGTCGAATTGCATAGAGACGTGCAGGTCTTCCTTCATCAGGGCGGCAGGCTGCTTAGTTACGTCCTGGCCCTGCCAGCGGGTTGGACGTACCACTTCAGAACCCCACTCGAAGTTCTCGAAAACATCTCTGATTGCTTTAGATACGCCAGTCATTTGTTGGTCCTCGATAAACGCTTGAGCGTGCGGAGTTGCTGGGGCGTCAGGTTCGGCCTGACGTTCTTGTCGAAGTTGACCCACTGCTTAGCTTGGGTCTGCCAGTTGTAGGGGTTCGTGTCCTGCAGCCAGCGCCCGAGAGCCTGGCTTACCGTTCTATCATACCAGTGTGGATCGTGCTCCTGCACGGCCTTAACGATCTCTACCGGATCCCGTACCTGGAACAGGATAGGCAAGAACATGGACGACATGTAGAGTGTGCAGAACCGGAAACGGATGAGGTCGGGCTTTACTGGAATGCCCTCGAGGACAATCGGTAAAATGCGTTCCTGCAGATATTTAAGATCAGCCAGGAATTTCTGTCCAGTTTCGGTAGACCGGTAGTAAACCTCAATGACGAATTTAGGAGTACCCTCCGTGGGCTTACGGAGGAAGTTGAGAGATAGGGTCTGCATACAGAAACCCATTGATTCTTTTTTCTTCTCCTGATTACCAAAGCGAGCGGTAAGACACGTTTGTTCTTTTGAGATCCTGCCGATAAATTTAACGCGTAGTTTTTCGAACTCTTCAACGTTGAGATAGTTACGATCAAGCTGCCCGAACTTCGAGACCCACGACGCATACGCGACTGTAGTCGCCGGAAGATCAATTCCTGTTTGAAACACTTCATAGGGGACTTCCCACACTTCGCCGTTGAACATTTTACGAATCTGGACATACGCCGCTGGCGGCGTAGTGCACAGTTTCACCAGGAAATCAGACCAGGCTTGAACGAGCGCAGTCATTCGCCACGGTCCATATGCTCTTCGAGCAATTGACGAATGCGATCTTCTGGACCAACCCAGCCTTCGGGCTTAATGGCATCCTCGGCAAGCTGAGCACGGGAGGGCTTTGGTGCCCCCAGGCGCTTGGACATGTTGCACTGATGAACCGCTTCGAAGATACGGTCGTAGAGGTCTGGCGTGATGCCGTGCTTGTACAGGATGCCGCGACGAAAATAGTCGAGATCTGCCAGGGCATCGATTACCCCTACCAGGTCACCAGCGTCGTAGGCATCCGACATTTCCTTGATCTCTTCGCGCAATGCGTCGAGGCTGAATGACATCTCGGACGGGTCCATCAAGCCAAGCGGGCGCGGTTCGATTCCGATAATCACTTGATTGAAAGCTTTAACCATGGCGTTTTTCATTCCGGGATCCTTACGCGAGGAACGTGGCAGACCAGTTGGCTTGGTCGAATTGTTTGAGGTGTTCTTGGCAGCGCTGCAAGAGCGAGGGCATCTCGATCTTGTTCTGCCAGTCGTATTGAATAACGGTGCACTTCGAGAACCGGATCACGTCCAGCATAAAGTCATCGTAGCGGTGTACCAGCTGGGCATGATTGTCTACCACACCATCCATTTGTTCGCGTCCGTTGTTCGCCAGGATCGTTTTCAGCCGGGGACGGCAGTAGATGATCAAGTACGGGCGCTGGTACAAGTCCAGGATCGCCTGACGGGCTTTATCGCCCAGGGCGTTGTTACCCCGGCAGATCGGGCCGTAAACGGGCTCGCTGATAGCGTAGATGCGATCCAGGATAGCCCGCTGGGGGCGAAGCTGGCGCGAGGAGTGCTCCAGGCACTCGATAGGCGTCCATTCCGGGTTCGGGCGTTCGCTATGCCGGGACGGTACTTTCAAAGCCTCACTGAGCTGGCGCGCCAGTGTGGATTTACCGGAGTTGTCCGGCCCTTCAAGAATGATCATCAGTTAGTCCTCAAATAAACCTTCCCGGAATCCCGGTAGCAGGTATTCTTGCTTATCATGGAGTCCAAGGATTCTCGGACTTGTTTGGCGTTGTAACCGGTGTTCTGAATTATATAGGATTCCGACACCCCTTTACGACTCGATATTACTCCAACGATATCGTCCATCATCTGCTCTGGGCTACCCTTCTTAACGCCTCCTCGTCCGGGCTTAGCTTCTTCTTCCTCGTGGAAATAGTCCTCGACCTCGACTTCATACGTCGGGTCACCCATGTCACCCATCTTCACGCGGATGTCCAAACGGTTATGCAAGCCAGCGCCACGAAACTCGCGCTCCATAACGATCTCAGCTTCATCGCCATCGGACGGCATGGACTTCAGGTACCAGGCTGATTCGATCCAACCGTGGAGTGTGGTAGATCCCAGCATCCGCTGACCACCGCGCTTTGACTCGCCGCCTTTGTTCCAGTGGTGAATCAACGTGATCCCACACTTGTACTCGTTCTTCAGGTACAGCAGCCATTGCAGGATCGGGAACAATTCCTGAGCACTGGCAATATCGCCGTCGAACATCAGGTAAAGCGGGTCAAGCACGATATGGATAGGCTTCAGTTCTTGGATGGTTTCTTCGAGCCAGTCTTGCTGGTCGGGGTCAGTCAAGGTGAAACCCTGCTGGTTGACCATGTACAGTGGAACTTCTGGTTGAAATTTAACCCGCAGGTTAGAGCCGCTGATGTTCGAGACTTTACCGATGAGACCTTTGTTCATCAGCATCTTTTCGAAACGGTCCTTCATGATCCACTCGGCGTTCTCGTTCTGCACATAGAGTACGGTGCCGGTTTCATCGACCGGGTACTTGCCCAGGAACGGCGCGCCCGTCGCAATGGAAATCATCGCATCCATAAACAGTGTGGTCTTCATCGACTTCGGTTCACCGGCCACGATGCCGTGGGATTGTTTCATCCAGAAACCCGGAATCAGCCAGCCTGGTGTTGTTACCAGACTCGACATAACTTCCTGGAATGTCTGGAGCTTGAAATCACCTGGCTGAGTCTGTGCCTTATTGCGCCGGGGTGGGTCAGCGGTAATCTGCTTCTCGATGATTTTCATCATCTCGACGCGCAGTTGTTCGTCACCGTCCTTACGTCCTTTGAACTTATTCCAATCCGACTCACGGATAACGGTGATGACTTCTTCCGGGGACATGCCTGCCTCGGAAAGCTTATTCTCGAGATACCACAGCATCTCAGAACGCTTGCCCTGCTCGGCCTCTCCGTGAAGCAACGTCAGAAGTTTAGCTGGCAACCGGTAGTTCTTCAGGATCGCGTTAGCGTCACCCCAATCCTTTTCCTCGTACTGAGCTGGATCGACTACCGCATGATTAACTTTCTTGGCGACGATCTTATGGTCGAGCTTATTCTCGTCCCAATGCAGCAGTTTAACCTCGGGCTTGTAGTCGTATTTGTGGTTGAACGTGCCGGGGATACGCAGAACCTGGCTTAAGTCCCAGCCGCCTTTGTCAGCGCCTAAGTGGTAAGTCATGCTCTTATTAAGGGCCGCTGCATCTTCGGCGTGAAGCTTATCTTTCAGGAACCACAATGCGTGGTGGCGCCCCGGGCTGGATTCCCAGAGAACGGTTGGACGCAGTTTCTTAACGTCGCCATCGTCGATATCCGACCACAGCATGTTGACCGGCTTGACATACTTGGCTTTCCGCTGGGGCGAATCGAATGGTAGAGGACACCAATAAACGTCCATCTCTTTCGGGTTGTGTTGCCGAAGCCAGTCCCGCAAACGTGGCTTCATATCCTTGCTGAAAGGAAACGAGTAGTCGTCCCATCCCTTCTTCTTGTCTTCGCCTTTCTTGCGTGTGCAAAGGAATACGTGATCGCCTTCTACACAGACCTCAGACCAGGCCTTAACGAGAAAGTCAACTGGACTATTTGGTAGGGCCACGGAGTACCTCCAGGACTTCGCGTTGGTAGCACATTGCGTGACCTACCTTTTGCCCCAGGGACTTAGTTTTTTCGTTTGCGGCCAGCCGGTTTCGGGTTGTGTGGTAGGACCACCCCATTTCCTTGGCTACCTCGCTTATGGATATCAGGTCGGGCATGAATACTCCTAGAAGCCTTGTATTTCGGGGGTTTGCTGCTTATCAGGATGCCCATACTAAACGATGCTTTCAAAGATTGAAACTAGTAGCTAAGGCTTTAACCTATATGCTTAAATGTATAGGTAGCAAGCACTTAGGAATATAGGCATGAGAAAACCACGTCGGATTAGCAGGTCTAGGTCTAGCTGGTTTGAGGCTAATCGCAAGGACCTGATGCAGCGCTATATAAATGACCGTTCGGGACTTCTCTGGACGGCATGGCTTACCCGGGAGTTCGAAAGTGGGCGCTAGTGTAGGAGTTAAACCTCACCCCGAAAGCATGAAAGTTCTTAAATCCCTTTCCCGTCGTAAAAAGGTTTCTATGCAGGGCCTGGTCTCTGCGCTTATCATGATGGCCGACCGTCAGCGAGACGACCTGGGAATCATCGATATCGATTGGAAAAAAATGCAGGAGGAGTACCCGACTTCAGCAACGCGTAACCGTAAAACCTGGGAAGTGGTCATGGTATCGGTGGAAGAACTTATGAAAGAGTTCGATACCGCTGATGAGATCGCTATGCATTCACGTTGGACTCTCCCGCAAGTTGAGCGGGCAATGAAGGAAATCAGAAATGCGCGATAGAACTATCATAGTCCTGGTCGCTCTACTTGCGATGGGAGCAACAACCGTCTTGCATGAAACCACCGGGTTTCCAAAAGATCCGTGGGTGGAAGGCTGGGTTGCACTTGCAATCTTGATCGGTTTCGTTATTGGTAAATGGTTTTCGGGAGAGAAGCCGTGAGTAAAGCCGAAAGAAAACTCGTCGGAATGTCTGTGCAACTGCACGCGGACCTTTCCGAACTGTCTGCCAAGCAACGTCTGCCAATGACTACCATTATCGCCACACTGGTTGAAGAAGCTCAGGACAAGGACTGGGAACCAGTGCGGGCAGAATACAAACGCAACCGTCTGACCTGGCCGAACATGCGCCGTCGCATCGAGGAATTCCAGCAAGCGAACCCGGCTGTCACTGATGAACAGCTTCAGGCGCTGACTGGTTTCTCTATCAGCCAGGTTGAAACCATCACTTACACCGCCCACAAGCGCGCACTCGCTGCACTGATCAAAAACCCCAACCTCTCATCGGCGGAACTGGCCAAACAGTCAAAAACGTCACTCACGTTTGCCAAGCGCATCTGGGATCAGGCGCATGGGGAAAAGAAAGTAACCAAAAACGAGGAGTTCTTATGGGACATGTCCACACAACCTCCAACTCCTATAGCGCCTTAAACACCTATCGCGTGCGCGCGGGTCGTCTTGCTGCTATTAGCTACCCCGAAGGGGTAGCGTTATAGCTAGGGCTGCGAACGGTTCAAAACATACGGGCTTCGCCCTCCTGTTTCTCACCTCGACGGGGATTGATATGAAATTGCACTTACTGAAAGAGGCTGTACTCGGATACTTACTCAAACTGCTAGGTGTGGAAGAGGTAGTTCACCGGGCATTTGTGGAAGGCTGGAATATGCGGGGGGATACCGATCACTACCTGGTACGTCAAACGCTGGGCGATCAGTTCCACATGATTAACGGTGCAAGTGAACTGGATAAGATCATTCACAAAACACGTTGCTGGCGTAGTGTGGATGAAGCCTGGGCCAATTCGGATGCGCAGGAGGTGTTCGAATGAAATCTCATAAAGGACGCACTGCCCAACAATTGTGGGATGCGCTGGAAAGATCAGAGCTTCGACGTGAACAACAGCAGAAACTGATTGACCAGCAGAAACTACATATCTCTCAACTTGAATCGATCGTGCTGCAAGTGCGCAATTGTGTAACTCCGCGTGTTATGCAGAAGATCAGCGCAGAACAAGAACCGTTTGTGTTGAAACCAGGCATGGGCGAGAATGGTGGCGATGATGATTAAAGAACTGATGTTTCTCTTTATCTGGCTGACTGCATGGTTGGCTACTAACGGTGAGGATTGGAGTGATGGCGATTATATCAAGGCCTAGACGTCGCCCGTTCAAACGTGTTGTATATCCGTCACGTCCTGTTGATTGTTACGACATCAAATACCTGGATGGCGGATACCAGGACCAATGTCTTAGTGGTTGTCAGGGAGCTGGACGTTTAGTTGATGTCGAGATCCGGGAATTCGATGTTTACAAAAATGGCAGGTGGATTGGGCGGTTTGACAATTCGCCTCGAGGACTGATCGACTTTGCTGAGGCTATGAAATGAACTGGTCCCTGATTATTGTCTGCACCTGGTTACCCATCTGGTTTTGGTTGGAGTATAGGAAATGATTGCTATCTGGTTGGAGCAGTGGGTTAAGAATTCGCATCGGATAGAAGAGATGCATATCAATCGTGAATGCGGGGTAAGACCATATGGGCTCGAGTATCGGATCATGCTCGAAGGTGGAGTCATTCCTCCGGGTACTTCTCCTGTCGTGCCGGATCAGTTGCTGGGTGATGTTGATCTTGCATGGAATCGCATTCGGACTGTGTTTCCTAACGAGATGATTGCGGTCAAGGAATTCTATAAGCGAGGCAGTTATCGAGCAGTACGTCTTGCACTCGGATGCAGCCAACACTCAAGTGTGGTGTTAGTGAAACGGGGGGAAGACTTACTGATGGGAGCACTACTAATTCTTTTTTGAATTAGAGTATCATGGACATGGTTGCGAGGAGTGTATATATTTGTCTCAGTGGGTCTAAATCTAGATCGGGTCATCCGACTAGACTGGGCTAAACAAACGGGCTGCCTAACCA